ATGGCGTCGTTCAGCAAGACCGCAGCTGGCAGTTGGCGCGCACAGGTCTACGTAAAGGGCGTCCGAGAGGCCGTCCGTGATATGAAAGCCGAGGCGCAGGCCTGGGCGGCCAAGCGCGAGACTGAGTTGCGGTCGATCGCCACCGGACAGGGCAGCAAGACTCATACGGTTGGCGACGTGCTCGCGGAATATCGCGACAAGGTGAGTTCGAAAACGCGCGGCGAGCGGTGGGAGCGCATGCGCCTCGATCTGATTGGTCGAAAAAAAGTCGACGGTCGGACGTTCGCAGAGATTCGTCTCGCCGATTTAATGCCGGCGCACATTGCTGCGTGGCGCGACGAGCACTTGAAAGAGGTATCGCCGGCAAGCGTCAATCGTGAAATGACCCTGCTATCACATGCACTCGACACAGCTCGCAGAGAGTGGGCTTGGCTGACGACGTGACGCGTGCGCTCGAGGATCAACGTATCGACTACCGCAAGGCCGAGGAGATCATCGCGACGGGGCGCAAGGGGCAGCCGCTGCTTCAGCGGCTGATTCATGCTGCGCGGAACCTCGCGAAGCGTCGGCGGTGCTGATATGGAGCGATTCAAGCCCGGCATGGGGTGTTGTCGCGTAGCGCGTGAGCAGGTCGAGTTGTGCTGCGGGTAAAGGCCGGGCCGCAGGCAACGCCTGCGATGATTCGACGCGCATCGTTGCTGTTGGCGCAGATGATCCGGACGTCGGGCCGCTTCAAACGTGCCCGCTTCACGGGCGGGCTATACGCGAGATGAGCGCCCCGATCAGCGGGCGGGGCATGCGGTCGAGCGCGCGAACGTCGATATCGTCGAGCGGTTCGCGCTTCGCTTGCTGGACGAGTGGGTGAACGACCAGTGTGTCGAGTGCGGGGGGCGCGGCGCGGTGTTGTGCGTCGCGCGCGTGTCGCAATGCCGGCAGCGGAATCGTGCAGCGTGTGCGCCGGAGTGGGCGCGTGTGCATCTCCGAGGAGCGCATCCCATTCTTCAGCGGCCGTAACGGTCCGCTGGTGTTTCGGGAATACGAACCGTGCGACGAATGCGGCGGCATGGGGCGCGTTACTGCGACGCCGGCCGCAGATTCCACGGGCCGGCATATCTGCCTCGACTGCTCGGGTTCCGGCGAACGGCCAATTGACGATGCGGGCCTCGCACACGCGCTCGGCGTGTCGCTTGCCGAGTATCGACGCAATTGGTCGTGGCGCTTTCACGACATGCTTGCGTTGCTCGATAACGTGGATGGATCGGTGTTCGACACAATGCGCCGCCAATTGCGCGGATGAAACGTATTTCATTTCAAGCGGGGGCGCTTACACGTCGCACATCCTTTACCGCGTCACTGGATACGTGAGCGACCGCACACTCGTGTCGCAACAATCGCCCGACAGGCGCATTGAATCGCGGGAGTGCCGCGACCAACAACGATAACTGTCTGTCGGGATCTGTTGGGAGGGCGTTCGCCCTTACGAAATGAATATCGAAGCCCTGAGTGCGCAAGCCCTCAGGGCTTTGTGTTTGGGGATCACTCTTCGTACCAGACGATCCACGCGTCCCAGCCTCCGGATTCCCCGCTCGCGGTGAATGCGTGTGTGGAGTACTTGCTGTCACGAAAGCTGTTTGCAGCTTCGTACGATGTACATACAGCCAAGGCTATCTTAGTGCAGTGTTTATATTTTTTGCGCAGTTGCCGGAACTTTCGAATATCTTTTTCGACTTCGTCGACTAACCTACGATGATCTTTGATAAATAGCGATTCGGCTTTGAGCTCAATGCAGACGTCGATGTCGTCTCTTCCCTCGAACAATATATCGACGCGCTTGCGGCCCCAGTAGATCGGTTGCTCGCAACTGACAGTCGCATCAGGGAATGCTTCGCGTAGCGCTTCGGCCAGCGTCAGTTTAAGCACTTGTTCCCATCCGCCTTTCTCGATGAAGGCTGACACCAGCTTGACAGAGATGGCAGAGTCTCCCGAGCGAACTTGCATCGCTATGCGGCCGGTAATTACACCCATCAAACGTCCAAGGGTCGATTCGGACGATTCAGTCTGTTCCTCGCGTGATATTCCAATGACAGATGTGTCCGGGCTGCCCACCGTGGAGCTGTCAGCGGCGGTGATCTGCTTGAACGAGTCATCCAGCGCTTTGAGGAAGTTTTGCTCGTCCAATACCGACTGGGATTGCCTTGCGCGGATTGGCGACAAGGCTTGAAGAAAACTATCGTCGCTGCCCGGACTCGCCGGTCCGACCGCAGAATTGGTACCTCGTTGCCCAGATGATGACGGCGACGGAGGAGGGCTTGTGCTCGAACCTTGGTCGTCAGATTGACCGTTGGGTTGAATACCTTCCTCACCTTCTGGTACGTCGCTCATGATTGATCTCCATTGGGCTGCATGGCTAACGGCCGGTCGTATTGTTGCCGACACGATGGCTACATGCTCACCTGTGGTCCTCGGTCGTGTCGATGTGGCAGTGGTAATGGGACGGGGGTAACAGGCCCGGACCCAGGCCATTTGTAGTACGTGAATCCTGCGAGCAGGTGGTTGGACGGGCGTCGATGTCTTTGCCGGGGACCCTGCGGGCGGCGCAGCACGCGGGGAAGCAGATTCGCTTTTTCTCTACTGGCGAGTCTCCATAGGGGGGGCATATTCATGCCGACTCAACAGCAGATCACCGAGCACCTGGACCTTGATCATTCGGCCGTTTCACGGTTCGCCGACAAGGTCCGGCTCGACTACCGTGTGGCCTCGATCGACGAGATCCGTGTTGCGTACATCCGGCACCTTCGTGAGATGGCCGCCGGCCGCTCCAGCGAGAACGGGATCGATCTCGTCGCTGAACGTGCGATGACCGAACGCGTCGATTGCGAGATCAAGCTGCTGACGTTGGCAGAAAAGAAAGGGCAACTCGTCAATGCGGCGCAGCTCGAGCAGGCGTACGGCCTTATGGTCGGCGCATTTCAAACGGAATTGCTGGCGCTGACGGCGTCTCGTTCCATTTCGGCGTGTCGACGGCTGCGTTCGACAAGCTGCGGCGCTCGACCCGTTACAAGGTCGCGTCGCAAGAGCGCTTGAACCGCGAGGAGGCGGCGCAGGCGGTGAGCCAAGGGGGCGAAACGATCACGCTGTCCGGTGTCGTGTTTCCGGCGCTTGGCGCGGGATTCCGGCAGGTCGAAACGCTGCGCGCGATCGGCGCGAAGATGAAGCCCGTCCAGCTCACGGCCGGCACGGGCGACGTGCTCGGCCGCTGGTATCTGCAGGGCGTCGACGAGGAACAGGAGGCGATCATGTCGGATGGTGCGCCTCGCAAACAAACCTACAGCCTGGAGTTTGTCCGTTATGGCGAAGATGCTCAGAACCTCTGACGGGGACGTGCTCGACACGCTCTGTCACAAGCATTACGGGACGTTGTCGGGCGCCGTCGAGGCGGTCTACGAGGCGAATCCGGGTCTGGCGCGGGAAGCGCAGCCGTTCAGATCCGGTGTGCTGATCGTGATGCCGGACCTCGAGGTGCCGCGCGACGAGCCGATCCAGTTGTGGTCGTGAGGGAGGGGCGATGCGAGCTATTTTCCAGATCGTCGCGAACGGCGACGACATCACACGCATCATTCAGACCGCATGCTGCGAATCCAGACGACCGATAAACCGGGCCTCGAGGCGGACGATTGCGAGATCGAGCTGGACGACCGGGACGGCAAGGTGAGATTCCCGCCGAAGGGTGCGACGTTGAAGATCTCGCTCGGTTGGGAGGGGCAGGGGTTGTCGATGCTCGGCGAGTACGCGATCGACGAGATCGTGCTGCGCGGGCCGCCGGCAACGATCGTCATCCGCGGCAAGCCGGCGAACATGCGCGCGACCGCGAAAACGCATCGTTACGGCGGCTGAACGAACGTGAAGCTGGCCGACATCGTCGGCGACGTCGCGCGTCGCAACAAGTGGGCGGCCGCGTGTTCGATCGACGCCGTCGTGCCGCGTGCCGATCAGTTCGGCGAGAGTGACCTGCACTTCATCACGCGGCAGTACGGTGCGACGGCGACGATGAAGGCGGGCAAGCTGATCGTCGGCCCGATCGGAGGCGGCAAGAGTGCGAGCGGCAAGACGCTGCCGTCGATCGAGCTGATACCGGCCGATCTCGCCGATTACGAGATCACGTTTCCAGACCGGGCGAGCTTCGTCGCGGTGCGGGCGAAGGTGCACAACGCGAAGACCGGCAAGAAGATCGATCTCACGATCCCGAACCCGGATGCGCCGCCAGGTGCTGCTGCGGTTCATACCGAACGCCATTCGTACGCCAGCCCGGAGGCCGCGAAGGCGGCTGCGAAATCCCGCCTCGAGAAGCTGAACCGGCATACGGCGAAGAGCGTGTTGCGCATGCGCGGCCGGACGGATATCGCGGCCGAGAAGACGGTGAAGCTGAAGGGCTTCAAGCAGGAGGCCGACGGCGAGTTTCTGGTCGAGTCGGTGAAGCACACGTACGCCGGCCGAAGTCGGGAGACATCGGTCGACCTGAACGCCGGCAACAAGGGGAAGGCGAAAGCCGGTCACGGCAAGAAGCCGAAGAAGAAGATCGACCTAGTCGTGCCGGCACCGGGGTAACGCTCAGGAGTCGATTCGAAAATTTGTTTGTGCTTGCTATTTTTCCATATGACCGCTTCCAGCAGCATTAACGACGTGTTCGACTTGGTTGCGTGTACTCCCGGCCCTTGTGCGGATATTGTCGAAAATATTCGAATAAGGGCCGGGTTGGTGGTGGTTGTGGATTGCTAGTTGCCAATCGCAATAAATGCAAAACTTCTGTTTTGGAACTTATTTGAGTTATTGCCGGTATTGATTTGGCAGTAGCTATTGTTGACGAAGGGGACGACTACACCGTCCAAATTGCTTTGTCCGGTGTCGCCGTAGTTGTTTTGAGTGGCGACGACCCCGGGGAGCGCTGAGAATCCCGGGTTGAAGGAGATCGCATACTTGCCAGATTCGGTGTTTTCGACACTGAAATCTCCGCTGCCATTTTTGATGCTTCCGTCGCTGTTAATGGTGCCCCAAATAATACGAGCCATTGCTTCCTCCGATATGCGTGTGATGGGAAATTCGCCGTATTAATGGCGAATCAGGTCAATGCGATCGATTAATTGATTGCGTGAAAATACTTCACCGATTCGCACTGGTGTTTTGATGGTAGGTATTGATCTTCTGAATGTAAACCAATAATTAAGTACGTATCGATGTTGTGGTGATTTTTATTGGGTGATAAGTATTATTTTTGGTGATTGATCAATGAATTAAGACTCTCGCGAATTTTGTTAAGCATTTTGGATGCCGCCTCGAGGCAACTCGGGCGGCTTTTCTTTTTTCAACGGGGTGGGATGCAAGACCACGAGAAGACGATTCTGGAGCTGATCATCATGGGCGGACTGATTGGTATCGCGAAGGTGACGGTTGGTGGCGAGCAATTGACGTTTCGGCTCGTCGCCGGTCGGGCAATGTTGGGTTCGGCGACGTCGATGGTCGCCGGTATTGCGCTGCTGCAGATCCCGGATCTGCCGCCGATCGCGCTGCTCGGCCTCGGGAGCGCGCTCGGCATCATCGGATCGCAGTATCTCGAGGTGCTGCTGCGTCGTAACGCGAAGCGCCTGTTCGGGGAGAAGTGACGATGGCACGAATCGACATCGCCGCCGCTGGCGGAAAGAACCGTGTCGCGTTCCTCGACATGATCGCGGTGAGTGAAATCGGCTCCGCGCTGCTCGCGAAGTCGGACGACGGCTACAACGTGCTGGTGGGATCGAGGGCGAGCCGGCCGCTGCTGTTTGCGAGTTACGCGGAGCATCCGAATGTGCTCAACCGGCAGATTCCGGTGCCGTCGACGGCGGCCGGTCGCTACCAGATCCTCAATCGCTGGTGGCGGATCTGTCAGGCGCAGATGAAGCTCGCGGACTTCGGCCCGGTCTCGCAGGATCGATACGCGCTGCAGCAGCTGCGCGAGCACGGTGCGCTGCCGCTGATCGACGCCGGGCGGTTTCGCGAGGCCGTCGCGAAGGTGTCGAACGTGTGGGCCAGTCTGCCAGGCGCCGGATATGGCCAGCACGAAAACCGGATCGAGCATCTGTTGGCCGCGTACCGGGCGGCTGGCGGGGAGGTGGTCATATGAACTGGTTCGATCCGCGTATCTGGCTGGTCGTAATCGCTGGTGTCGTCGCCGGTTCGGCGGGCGGCTACTTCAAAGGACACCGGGATGCCGACCAGTCCGCCAAGGTCGAGGCTCAGCGGAAGCAGATTGCCGAGCTGACGACCGAACGCAATGAATATCGCCGTCGATCGACGGCACAACAGGAGATCGCAACCCATGCAGCGAAAGAACGTGATCAGGCGCGCGTCGATGCCGCTTCTGCTGCTTGACGGCCTGCGCAGACACGTCGCCGCGCTCGTCGCGGATGCTCGACATTCCGCCGCTTCGACCGGAGGCGCGTCAGCCGGCGACGCCCTCTATCTGCTTGCCGACGTGCTCAGCCGGGCTGATGCGAAAGCGGGAGATCTGGCAAAAATCGCTGACGACCGGGGCATCGCCGGCCAGCAGTGCGAACGCAGTTACGAAGCGTTGACGCGCGAGATGCACGTCGATCTGCCGCGATAGCGCGGCATGCGAGGCCATGTGGCCTCGAGAGAAACAAGGCGACCGGATGGCGTGCGCGAACACGTTCCCCGGTCGCCTTTCTAAGGTCTACGTCGAGAATTGGCCACATATTTCGGCTGGGGCAAGACCGTCTACAGGATTCGACATGTCGGGTATGGCAGTGACCAATCGGGCGCCGAGTCCTTCAAACAGACGATGTTGGAGAGCACCCGAATTCGAATGGTTTGAATGCTGATGCTAAGGCTTATTGCGGGTACGGGGGGGCGGAAAGGGTGCAATTGGTAATGTAGCCGAATCCTTCTCCGCTCAATCTTCCATTTGTTTGAACAATTAAGGTTCGTCCGGAATAGAGGCTGGCCATTAGTGCGATGTAAATGTGATCTATTGCGGATTGACCTCTTCCAGGATCAGCTAAAAATTGGAATTGAATTTCATCTCCATTACTGTGAGCGAGAGTGGCTAGCAGGTTGTTGTAATAGATATTTGGGCTTGCTTCGACTCGCGTGACCTTTACATTTTTGTAAACTTCGAGAATCCTGGGTTTGCTCGTTTCCATTTGTGATTCCGTTCGATGGTTGGTGTGGGGGAATGTCGAATCAATTCTAGGTGATGGAGTGGGTTCGTCAATCTGAGATTTCGTTGGTCGAATTTTGTTAACTATTGAATTGGTTGATATATTTTTTGTTAATTATCTGGCTGTTATTGGTTGTAATTGAAATTCGTGTTGGGGGTGCTAACCTCGAGGGTGCGGGGGTAGTTTCTAGGATGTAGAGGTTTTCTTGCGTTTAGGATGATTGCTTTTGTGGGAGTGTTGAATCGATTTATTTGTTAGATTTCATTTTTATAAGTGAGGGTATCATGGCGATCCGTTACGTTCTTGTGGTGGTGAATGTTAGTAAGGCTCTTCAGGAGAAGAATCTCGCTAAATACACATATATGGTAGATTCGACGGGGTATGTTGGGGGCGGAACTGGAGAGGGCGGGAATGAATTGCTGACGACATGCAAGGTGAGGGATACGATTCAATGGACTGTCACATCAATTAATCCGGGGAATGATGTTGCCATAGCTAAGATTTATGGTCAGGCTGTCGATTCGGGTATGATTAATGTTGATCCTATTCCGTCGGGTGGTGTGGTTAGTACGCAGGCGTATGTTGCGAAGCCTGGTACCGGCGTCCAATATACTATGAGTTTGATTCTTGATGATTCGCCTCCTATGAGCTTTGATCCGTTTATTACTGCAACTCCGCGCGCTCCCGAAGACGATAGCGAGTAGTTAAATTGGCGATTTGAATTAATGGCGGATCGTCTAAATTAGTTGCTTGTCTTCAGTTGGAACGACGTGGCGCAGCCGGTCGGGTAGTACTGGCGCGATAGCAGTGCGGTGGCGGGTGTGGCCCGCCATCGACATATCAGAAATGAGTCAATCAAATCTCGCCACGTCGATCGTTCGATGAAGCACGTGTTCGACGGGTTCCACATCGAGACAGTGCCGATTCAGTCACGGTTGGCGGAGGCAAAGGTGTCAAGCGCAACGAACTGATCATCTTCAGCTGGGATTGCGTGGCGCTGCCCGTGGGACAGTTCTAACCGATGATGCCGGCGTGAGCATTCGCGCCGGCATCATGCCTACAGGTCGGCGAAGGCGGGCAGAAGATCTTGGTCGACGAGCCGGATCTCGATTCGGTTTGCCGTCTCGATGTGCTCTGGATTCTTCATCGAGAACGGGGCATCTGTTGTGCTGATGACGATTGTGCCGGTCTGGGTCTTGCCGGCCTCAGGGACTGGAACAATCTCACGTGCCTCCGGAACCTGCTGCTGTGTGATCACCGTTGGCAAGTAGATCATCCAGCCCACGCCCGGCTTGTCGTCGAATACCTGCTTCGTTGCGTAACTCCTTGGAGAGACGGAAACGTAGGCAGGCTGAAATGCGGCGACCGTGGCGCTCACGATTCGTTGAACTGACGCGATGTTTCCGAGCACGGTGGGACTGGAGATTTTGATCTCGAACGAGTGCGGGATGGCATTGTCGCCGACGTGGCACACGATCGTCGCGCCTTCTCCCTTATTCTGATTCCCGTTCCACAGGGCAACGTATGACCGCGACGGATCGTCCGAAAATTGATGCTTTAAGACTGCAAGCAGTGCGGTCGACGGTTGGCCGTCTTCGAACGCCGGGTAGAGCAGCGCTTCGTCCAAGGTATCTCCTTGAGCGAACCAAGTACTCAGCGTCGAATCAATTGTCCCCATTGTCGATGTGACGACTTGAATGCGTGACAGGATCTTCTCGAAGTCGGTAGGGGCCAGCGACTCGTCCCTAAACTGGAGGCTGATGTCCATCTTGTTCTCGATTTACGGTTGCACGACAGAAAGAACCGAATTGCGTCTCAGGTCCTTGAGGAGGTACTCACGTACCTCTGCTTCTTCAAAGTACCATGTCAAACGAGCCGGCGGGAACAGCTTTACTTTGCCGCCTTGTCGCTCAATATCAGAAACCATGCCCGGAAATCCCTTGAACCAAGAAAGCGGCTCGAGTTCGCCTTCGTCGTCACGTTGAAGGAACTGGGCGTAGTGCGCCTTTGCCTCTTGCAGCATGCACTCTGCCGGCAGAAAGCCATCGAATGCGATGCCTTCCCATACCCATTCCTCGTTCCATTTTCCCTCGTTGCTATATGGTCGCCCCGTGATGCGAGCTTGATACTCGCGCGAGTGGTCGGACATATGGTGCGTCTTGTTCTCCGCCTTGCCAGTTTCTTCCGGGGGGCACTTCTTGCATTTTTCTCCGGTGCGTGGGATGGCCTTGGCGTCAGTCTTTGCCTTGCTCTCGTCCTTCGGCGTATCACTAGACAGGCTCGCTGTCCCCGCCAGTCCGATCCCACCCAATAAGGCTACGCCAGCGCGCACCAATACCGGCCCAAGCTCCACTGCTGCTGCTTCGATGATCGGTACCACCAATCCCGCCATTTCGAGATCCCCTGTTGTATTCTGGATGTTCGATGCGCCATTTGATGACGCGAAGGTAATCGTGAAAGCGTTCGTCGGCTGAGCGTCCGGGCCGAGTCAGCCACGCGCGCGTAGCTGGCTTTTCGGAGAAGCCGGGCGCGTATGCCTCGATCCGAAGAAACGCGGCGACGTTCTCGTCGGACTGGATGCCTAGCCGGCGAGCGGCGACGTACGCGTTCCAGAGACGCGTCGGCAGCGTGCCGTCGTCGGCCAGCTTCGGGTCCGCTTTGACAAGGTCCTGCCTGACGCGATCGACGTATCCGCGGGCGTCGATCTCGGCGAGCTCGGCGACCTGTTCGCTTGTCAGCTCAAGCATGCGGGTGCACTCCCTTCAATTTCCCATTCACTTCGACGAGCCAGTCGAATGTCGCGACGAAGAACTGCATGCGTTGCGTGAATTCCATCAGCAACGCCATGTCGGCCATGATGCGAGCGTCGTAAAACCGAAAGAGGGCGGTGCGACCATCCGGCAGGCGCAAGTCGAGCCGGTTGCGCAGCTCGTCGGCGAGGGATTCGATTGGATATGCGCTGATCAGCCACGAGACGCCCGTGGAGCCTCTTGCCATAGTGGATAGCGTCCGGCGGATCGTGCCGGAAGCCCGCTCGTAATCGATCAGCCACGGCCCCGCATCGGCCAGTGACGCGTCCGGCGTGCCGTCGAACAGCGCTACGGCCGACTGCGATCGCTGAAGCGGTGACGCGGCGGCTGCGTCGGCGTATAGGAGACCGTCGACGAGGGCGTACAGGTGCACTTGCATGGTCAACTGCTGTTGACGCTTGACGAAGAATGCTTCGATCGTGGTGTCGGTCATGGGACTACCCGCGCGCGATCATCGTCGCGGCATTCTGGGCCGCCGCCTTCAGGCATTCGAGGCAAAGCGTCGGTGAAGGGGCGAGCGCCGACGCTGCAGCTGCGACCGCACCGCCAGTCGTTGCGTCTCCGGCTCCGACATCGTCGAGCGATGCGGACGATTGAGCGGCGATCAGCGTCGCCCCGCATGCGGTCTTCATGCCTTCGACGGCGGTGTCGCGACCTGCGACTTGATGCGGGTAGCGCCGGCCAGCGTCGGGTAGGATCGGAAAGACGCCCTTGCACTGCGGGCAAAGTACCTTGTGACCGACGCCCGCAATGGGTTTCCCGTCAATGGTGGCGGTCGCGCTGCCCTCCAGCACGCGTCCGCCATGCGTCGTCGTGTCGCCGACGCAGATCATGGCTCGCTTCGCCATTCTCTCGTAGGGTGGTTTTCGTATGAATTTACCACCTTCGGAAAGCGACCCCGCTTCAGAGATTGTTAGACGGCGGGCAAGATGGACAAAAGCCCGCTGCGAGCGGGCTTATTTGCGTGCTACAAATTTGCTACAGCATGAGGCGGGAGGCTTGCTGGACAAGGCTTCCGCCTCTCATTCCATCCCCTGAACTATGGGGCGTATCGGTGGACGCAGTGACCACTGCTAGCGTTGGTATTCCGTCGACTACAACGCCGCCGTTATGGCCGCATCACACTGTTCCAGTCGATTTCATGGCCGGCCGCCTGAAGTTCCTGCCCTAACGCACGCTTCCAGCCGTCGCCTGTGTCCATAGCAACCCACACTGCGCCAAGATAATCACTGGGAATCTCAAGCTCGCCTCGCTTGAGCGCGCAAACCTTGTCTCGACCTAGTCGACCGATAAAATAGCCGAGTTCGAGCATCACATTTTGTCGCGCACGGGGCTTGGGTTCGCCACCTTTCACGCAACCCTCGTCATCTGGCGTCAGCAATACCACGGCGAAACCGACGTCGTTATTTGCCTCGATTTTTTCTATGACCGTCCGTCCTTGGCTAGCCTGCTCATGCAAAATGATCGCTTCAAATCCGATTTTTTCCAGAAAGCGGGCGACAGCCTCGCGTGCTTCACCGTCGTGGCCATGGACGACGAACACGCGCCGCGAGAGCGTTGATGCTTTCGCTCCAGTGGGTGCTGGCACGGATGCTGCGGAATGCTGAGCGTCCTCTAGATCTTCCTGCAGCGCGCGCCTTGCTGACTCCAGCAACACAATTGACTGTGCGATATTCTTCTGGGCACCTTCTTGGTAGTGGCGTTTTTGAGGGTAGTTATCAGTGAACACGCCCGGCCGGAACTGAAGATGCGCCGCTGATTGGAAGCGTCTGTAAGCGGAAGTGTTTTCGCCGAAACACCGGTCGAGCGTGTCCTTGATATCGGCGGATAGTGCCGTAAGCGCTGGAGAGCTACCATCCGGTATCGAGCTAACATCGAATGCGCGCAACTCAGCGATGCGGTCCGTCAACCGGTCGATGCCGCGCTGGATCATGGATGGCGAAAGCTGCAGTTTTGGGGCGACTGATTCTTCCGACTTGGCGCGGGCCATGGCCCCCTCCTGTTATGTGCGAAAAGGGCATTATCGTACATCGACCTACGTTCGACTTCGCGTGCAGTGGCGGGCCATCGGGTCACGTGGCTGGACTTGCCTTTGATTGACCGCGTGTCCGGTCATGCAAAGGCAAGCCCTGGCAGTGAGGCGGCATCGCAGCCGGGGTGAGGCAGAGTCCTGTTCAAGAACAATAAAGCCCGCACATGGCGGGCTTGTTTGTTACAGCATGGGACGGGAGTCTTGCTGGACAATGCTTGCGCCTCTCATTCCACCCTGAACTATATGGCCTCTCGCTGAAAGCCGTCATGGCTGTGTTGTGGTGACGGTGGAGCTAAAGTTTGACGCCGGTGCGATCCTCGATCTGCTTCTTGATAAAGCCTTTGGCCAGATCCCCAAGTAACTCCATCGTGAACCCACCTGCGGCAAGCGCGCCGGCCTTTGTTTTTGCCCAAACGTCGGGACTGCGTATGGAATCGAGAAAATCGTGTCCGGTCCAGCTCAAGCGACGAAAGGTGATGCCGCCCATGGCGCCGTTCCCCGGCGTATCGATCAAGCCGGCCTCCCTGATCAGGGCAAGGTGGTAACCAATCTGGTCCACACTGTAGTCGTTGACCTGCACCTCGGCATCGTCCGCCTTGATGATTACGACGCCGCCGGGTCGCATTGGCAACACCTCAAGTTTCAGCAGTAGCTCGCGGATCAGGTCCATATCGCGCTTCATTGTTCGTGTCCTCTTGGCATAGGGGAGGAATCGTCAAAACGGCATACTGCGGGCCCACGAAAGCTGCTTGACTGGACGGATTGGTTTAACATTTTTTACAGGACGAACGGGCGCAATTGATTTGACTGGTTGTACCGGCCTCACGGCCTTTACAGGGGCAACCACTCCAAGATTGGTAGCCACATCCGTGAACACTGCAACCGCCCCGTTTTGGTCGCGGATGTGCCCGTCCTGCCACCAGCCAATGTGCCGACCGTTCCACTCGTAGACGCTGTCCCCGTCGACGAACGCTAAGTTTTGCCCTCGGAGGTCGAAAATCCGCCCCGATGTCTCATCGAGCCATGCGTATACCGCGCCGGTTTTTTGATAGAGCGCTAGCAT